GTTATCATAGTGTCTTCTACATTACTTTCCTTAGCAGATACGTACTTAAACTTACCATTAGCTTTATTAACTACCCACCAACCACCTACTTTCTTTTTAGCGGCTTTTGCATAACCTATTAATTGAGCTACATACCCAAAGGGATCACTCATTTGAACAGTGTAAAAGTCAATGAACTTATTATCATATGACCAACCTGAAGCCGACTTAACATCATCAACAGCACCATCTATAACTAAGTCATAAGTTCCTGACACCTTTGTATCACCAACTTCTAGGGTTACATGCTCAGGCTCTTCATACTTAACACCTGCACCTCTTAATAAACCTTTGAACACTGCTTCAACTATATCTCCTAACATCATATTCATCATAAAATTATTAGGTTTAGCAGAAGCAGTTTCAGGTTTATTTTTCTCAAACCACAGTTGGCAAGTAGGTCTACCTAAGTTTGACATACGTAGTCTGAAGTCACCACGTTTGACTCCCCCACCAAACTGCTTTCTTAGTGCATCTTTTACATCATTACCTACTTGTTCAATAACTTCTTCGGACATAGTAGATTTACCGTTTACAGCATCAGACATATATTGATGCACACGCAGTTCAGCAGGGTGTGTCATTAGGATGCTCCTTCTTCTAGTTCTACATCTATAAATTGCTCAACAGTTTCAATCTCATCTTCAGTTGATTCTTTCTGACTAGCATAAGCTTTTTCGTCAAACTCTTTATATATGTAATCATTGTAGTTCTTAATCCAATCCATAAAATCAGAGAACACCTTATGCTCTTCTTCTTTTATTTCGTAAGACTTAGTTATATCTACACTAGCATTAGGAGTGTAGAAACTACTTCCATTAGGTAGAGGATTCTCTAAAGTCTCAGAGAAATCTATTCTATGCTGTAAGGGTAGTCTCTCTTTCGTGGAGAAAAGAGTAAATTGTTCTCCTACAGTTTTGTAAGCATCCTTATTATCAATCTCCCAAATAAAAGGAACTTCCCCTAACGTAACGTCATTACCACTTGCATCTACAGGATTAGTAAGTAGAACTGTACCAAATACAACTCTAACTCTTTTGATTTGCCTGATCAAGTCCTGCATGTCAGAAGGTAGAGCCTTAAAGTCTTTTATATACCCTGTAGGCTTACCACAATTAAACTTACCTGTGTTATCCTTCAAGTCTATATTAAGAGTGTCAGCCATAATAGTTCTATGGTATTTACCCTTTGGCTCTCCCTGCTTTGCATTGGAATTAGCTAGGTATCTTCTATACATAAATCTCTGTACAAAAGGTCTAACTGACATTTCCTTGGCATAATAAAAGGTTGACTTATCACCATCAATAACTTCTAAGCGATATGCTCCACCTTCTACTACCTCAGTCTTCTTGGTCTTTCCATTGACCTCTTCCATTCCCATTAAAGGAGAGTGCCATATTCTTAATCTATTTAAGTTGTTACTCTTCTTAGGGGAATTGCCTGATTCACCTGATAAACCCATAGCTTTCGCCATAGCGGCATAATTATCAGTGTTTATACTTACTAGTTCTGTCATATACTTTCCTTTCTATTTATTAAGTTTCATAGTTATATCACGCAACGTCTTTAGTGTCAAGCCAATTATCACCTATTTTTGCTTCTAATAATAAAGGAACATTGAACTCAATTCTAAATTGTTTCTCAATGATATTAGTAAGATTACCATTGAGTTGTTTTATTAAGTACAACACTTGCTGTACTTCTTCAGGGTGAATATCAATCACTACAGAATCATGCACAGAATTTACTATACAAGACTTGTATCTAGCTAACATTTCATCCATGTGTACCAATACTAAAGGTACTATATCAGCAGTAGCAAATGACTGTACAGGATAATTCTTTATCTGTGTAAAGTGGCTCACACTACCATTTCTTCTTCTTTCTACATCAGGAAAAGAGAACTGTCTACCTGATGGTGTAGTTATCATACGAGACTCTAAAGCTTCTTTAGCCAATCTGGAGTGCCATAACTTGATACCTTGGTATTTTTCTGTGAACTGTTCATAATATTTCGCTTCAGCAGTCGTTCTCCCAAATCCTGTTGCTCCATAGAGGGGTGCAAAGGTATGAGCTTTTGCTTCTTGCCTAGAAGTCTTCTGCCCTGATTCAGTAATAATCTTAGCTGTATAGCTATGTACGTCAAATCCATCTTCAATCTCCTTCATTGCTATTTTGTCTTGTGATAAATAAGCTGCAGTACGAAACTCTAACTGTGCAAAGTCAGCTTCAAGTATCTTGCCACCCTGCCATCGTGAAACAAATACTTTCTTAACAGGGAAAGTACCACCTCTAGGCATGTTCTGCATGTTTGGCTCTGCACCACTGAATCTTCCTGTAGAAGTACGGTGCTGTAGTAACCTTACGTGTAGTTTATTGTCAGGTTTTAAATATATATTTATACCCTCTACAAAAGATGATAAGTACGTATCTAAGGCTGATACTCTTTGTAGGTCAGTTAAGAACTGTAAAGCATTTGTATTATTATTTCTCTTAGCTGATGTCTGTAATGTAGCCAACATATTTTTATTGACACTAAAACCATTAGCAGTGACCCACTTAGAAGTAGGTGGATTAAATTTAAACCCTGCTATTTTATTTGTAGGCTTAAACAAGTAACCACTACCCTCACAAACAGGACACTTAGGCTGTTTAAGATATGGACTACCATCTTTCTTTATCTTTTTAAGATGACCTGTACCATAACATTCTCTACAAGTAACTGCTGTAGTCTTATATACAATATCAGAATTTATATCTAAGTTGTACATAAAGTCTGCCTTATTCATATAAGGAGTAAAGTTATTCATCCATGTAGCTTTCTCTTTAGGCTTTCTACTGTAGATAACCCAAGACATCTGTTCAGGACTATTTAAATTAATAGATGTATCCCCCATCAACTCTGATACTTGTGCATGTAATCGTTTCTCTGTTTCCCTTTTCTCTTTCTCAAACTCTGTGCGAACCTGATCTAATTTAGATTTGTCAACTGAAAATCCTCTCTTGTATATCTTTGCTAGTATAATTGACACTTTATTAGTCAGTAACACTGAATCCATGAGCATACTATACTCTACGGTATTTAGTTTTTTATAGAGAGTATTGGATAACTGTTGAGTTGCATGTAAATCAGCAGACAAGTATTCTGATAATTCTTCAGGGGGTATTTCATCTACCCCCATATCTTTCTTAAAGTATTCCTTTAACGTATCCTGTTTCTTCGTATCTAAATCATACCTCTCGGCACAAGCTTCAAGTGATAACGGTTGCTTTATACCTCTCTGTATTATGTACTCAGCTAACATAGTATCAAAGACAGAACCCTCATACTTAAACCCACATTCCCATAACCACATCAAATCATAAGATATGTTGTGTCCAATAAGAATAGTAGCCTTGTCTAGTAATTCTTGCACACCATCAAAGTTATCTCTAAACAAATACTCTTCTCCTGTATCTGTTAGACAACCTACCATTACTAATTTATTAGTAGACTCAAATGGATCAAGGTGCATCTTACCACCTCGTTTGGTTACTGTATTTTCTACGTCAAGTGTTAGTTTCATCGCTTATACTCCTTATGTAATTTGTCGGATAATATATAAGTATCTATAAAATGAGTCAAGTCATTTTTATGCATGTACCATTTGTTCTTATGTATTACTCTCCAATTATTATTTAATAGTGCTACTATATACTTATTATTAACTAAAACTAAACCGTTCTCGTATTTCTGTACAAGTAATCCTGCTTCAACTAAACCTATAAGTTTTTTTAATCTCTTTGCCTGTCTCTCAGGTGCATTTGAGTAGTAGTCTTTGTGATAATTACTTTCAGAACAAGCAATAGCACTCTGTTCAGCAGATTGCAGTTTTGATTTTAAATCATCTAAGTCATCTTTTGTATATGTATCCTCTTGTATTTTACATTTATCTTTATGCTCATCTAAATACCTCATAGCATTAGCTAGTCTTTTAGTTTCATCAGCAAATGCTCCAAGTCCTGTATTACAGTGATGACATATCCAACCTCTAAATGTATTAGTCTCGTGACAATGATCTAGTACCCAACTCTTCATTCTCATCTGACCGTACTTAGCTATTTCTTCTATGTCTCTTTCACATATAGGACAACAATAACTTTCACTAGGATACTCATTTTCACTCCTTAGTTTTTTAATTATAGCCTTATGTCCATTTTTACATGATTTACAGGTTCGTTTTATCTCACCTGACTTCATAGCAATAAACTGTGTTACAGGTTGTTCTATATCACACTTGATACAAGTTAAATACTTTGTCATACCTCATACCTTCCTATTTTATAATTTAGTGTACATATTCTAGAACCATGCCACCCTGTTAGTTTATTCTTTACAACATTTAAATGTCTTTGTAAGTCTTCGTCATCACCTGTGGTGTCTTGCTTGGGTGGATTCTTAGCTATAAGTATCATCAAATCTGCTTCTGCGGCTTTTCCTGTACGTGATCCTTCCATCATAGCTTGATTAAGTATAACCTTACCCTCTGCATCAGCAGACAGTTGAGACATATAAAACACTGCACACTCATGTTGCTTGGCAATCATACGAGCATGAATAGCATTAGCTTTGAGTGCTTCGTCAGGTCTAGAGAAACCCCCTGTCCTAGCAAACTTATCTCCCATGTCTAGGACAACTACATCAGGCTTGTAGGATTTACACACACTCTCAACCCATGCCATGTCACGATTGGATGCATCTTTTATTTTTATATTAGCCTTGACAGGTTCGTACAAGTCTCTTGCCTTAGTTGGGTTTGCCTTTATCTCCTGCATAGTCATACCTGTTGATGCAGTCAGATATCTAGCACCAACTCTGTGGCTACCCTCTTCGTTACATAAGACAATACAACTAGCACCTTGATGAGCCAAGCCATTAGGTCCTGCAATCATACTCGCATGAAAAGATGTTTTACCTGTGTTAGGTCTTGCACCTATCTCGATCAAGTGTCCTGCATTAACTCCACTAACTTGTCTAGTCAAGGCAGGTATATTGAAGTGCCATCTCGCTTCTAAATCATTCTTTGATAATAATGTTTCTATATCCATGTCATCCCACTCCACGTTTAAATCAGGTGTAAAGTCATCGTTGTGTTGTTCAATCAAACGTCTCAACGGTTCTAAGCTTGTCTGTGATCCATTGACATACTCAAAGCCTAAGTTAGCAACATCTTCTCCAACTACTTGTTGAAACAACTTTGATAATACTTCTTGTGCTATGTCTCCACCTAAAGGTGTCTCTTTCTTTACCTGTGCAAACATAGATGAGTAAGCCTGTTTCTGTGCAGTAGTCAACGTAGGATTACTAGACATGAACAATGCTTCAATCTCATCAGGTGTAACTGTTCTCTCATATCTGTCCATAGCAGAATCTATTGCATTTTTTATTTTGCGAGAGTCCTTGCTGAACAGTCTATCAGGGCATTTTGCTCCTCTGTGTTCAGAATAAAACTCTTTATCCATTAAGCTTCTTAGTAGTGCTAGTTCCATATTATATCTCCTTTGGGGTTAGGTTCATTAAATTTATTATGTCGTTCTTGTCACGATACTTTAGATCGTCATTTAGTTTTATAACTCTTATATCATTTACGTATCCTCTTAGTTCTTTAGCAAAAGAAAGTGTCTTAGGTAACGCATCAGGGTCTAGTGCTATTATGGCTGTTGAGAATTGTGTCATATATTTCTTGTGTGCTTCTGATAATGACGTACCTAACACTGCTACCCCAACATACTCATCACTACCTATTACTGAAGCACTGACACAATCCTCAACAACAACTGCGACTTTACCATAGCCAAAAGTAAAAGGCAAGTCACTATTTCCGTATCGTTTCCATTTGGGTAGTCGCTTCGTAATTGAACGACCCACAGCATCTAGGATAGTACCTCTGTCACACACAGGGAACACAACACGTTTCTCTTTTACATCGTAGTGCAGATCAACTGCATCTGCATCTAATTCCCACAGTTCACAAAATTCCATAACTTCTCTTCTGCACCTATGGGGTACAACATACTCAGGTAATACAAAAGTTTCAGTATCTTTATTCTTTTTGAGTGTACCTTTTATGTCATCCACAGTTAGTCTAACTTTACTATTACCACTTATACTACAAGTAACCTTGTAACAATTCCACAAAAGACGACCCATGTTATTTGTAACAGTAAATGTTTTATACCCATTACAGTTAGGACAATTCATTCTCTTTGTATCTCCATTACTTACATTTAAGTCTGTTACATATTCTCTAATATTAATCATAGTATATACCTTTCATTATATATGTTATTATATATAGTCCATTGGGCAATGACAATGCCTTGTAACATGGGAATTTTAATCCGTCAACCCCCTTCGTGTATTCAAGGCTAGGCTTGCACTTTTAAGAGTGTTCTTCATGTATGGTTTTACAGATTGTGGATTTGCATGACCTGTAACCGACATAATATTACCCATAGATACACCTGCATCTACCATTTCAACTGTGCCTGTTCTACGTAAGTCTGATAGTCTAAGCTCATTAGATAACTCAGCAGTATCCATAATCTTTCTAGCTAGTTTGGGTAGCTCGTGTAGAGAATAAGGTCTGTATACCCCCTTAAAAGCTTTTGTACGAGGTGCTACATATTCTTGAAACCCAAACTCTTCGTTCTGCTGTTTTAACATACTTAGTAACTCATCCGATATAGGTAGAAATACTTCTGCTCTACGTTTAGACTGTTCTATATGCATAGTACCCTTATCTAAATCTAAATTAGACCACTTAATTACTCTCATATCACCTAGTCTTTGACACCATTCATATGCCATCTGTGCTATCAGTCCTATATTACGTGTGCTAAAGTCAGAGTAAGCAGTATCAAGAAACCTGATAACATCATCTTTTGACCACACTACTTTTCTTGATAAAGACTTTCTTTTCTTTATACCTGTAAATGGATTCGTGTTGTATGTCTCCATCTCTATAGCATAGTTATACACAACTCTAGCTACTGATACAATGTGATTGGCAAGGGATACACCCCTGCCACACCACTGTTCATAAGCTCTCTTTGCAAGCTTACTAGATACGTCACTTAATTTATGACCACCTAATTTTGTGCTACCATCTATTTTTGTGTCATTCAATATACCTAAAAAGTATTGATACTGTGCTTTAGTTTCTTTACGTAAGCTATTGAAATCAAAAGATAAATAGTAGTCACTTATTAAATTAGATAACTTCATTTTAGGCTGCCATCAAGGATTTAAACTCAGGAGATGACACCCATTGTGATACCTTCTGCTCTCTTGCCCACATAGATTGTGCAACAGTATCCTTGCCTGTATTACGTAA